GTAAATGCAGTTTGTCCACTTGTTGCAGTATATTGTACTCTAGGAGTCGTATCTGATATTGTTATAGCCATTATTTATCTTAACCCTTTTTCCAAATCATCGAAAAGCCAGTCGAGATACCATATGTTCTGGAAAGGCACTAGTCTACGCACATTACGAGCTGTATAATGATCATATCTTGATCCTCCGACATCATAAACGATATCCATTATATTGATTAATTGACCAGCACTTGGCCCAAGAATAGATCCTTTATATTTTAAAGATGTTCCATAAGGTTTAGCATCTCCTAATATTGGTCTAATTCCTATTTTATTATTTGATAAAGCTTCTAAAGATCTATTAATATCTGTATAGATTCCTGCTAATCCCGATCTATCAAAAGCATTTAATAATTTTGAAGTCATTGATAATTTTCCATAATCTTTTTGGAATCTAACTTTATGATATAGAGCATCTATCATCATACCAGATCCTATTAACATCATAGATCCCCATAAGAAATCTAGATCTCTTTCCTGCATACCTCTAAACAACATACGTTGAGTAGATGCCATAGCAAATTTTTTAAACTGAGCTATTGTTGAACCAAATTCTTTACTCATCCATTTAGGAGTATCTCCTAAACCTGGAGTAACAATTGTAAGATTAATATCTTTATTTAAAGCAGTACCAAAAGCATCAACAGCTGCTACATCATCCCATAAATGAGTATTAGCTATTCTGTTATGTTCAAATTTTCTTCCATATTTTTTAAATTCTTTTGCAATTCTAGCAGCCATTTGTTTATCAATACCTGATGCTGCTAATGCTGTTTTCCATTTAGTAGCAAGTTTTGTATTTTTAGCTGACCAAGAAATAGAATCTTCTAAAATTCTAGTACCTATAGTAACTGATGCTAATGATTTAGTAAATTCAGTCCATCTAGACATCATATTAATATACATAAAGTTAAACATAGATGCCTTACCCATAAAGGCTTCAGTTCTATTACTCATAGCTAACATATCTGCTGTATCAGAAAATAACATTGCTCTTTGACCTGTTAACATATCAATAGCTTCTGCGAATCTTTGAGCTTCTTTTTTACCCATTTTAAATAATCCATTTTTAAAACCTTTAGTAAAAACTTCGAACTGACTATTGAATCCTCTTTTTAATCCAGAAGTCATTAGTACTCTGGCTACATCAGGTAAAGCTGCCATAAAGCCTGTTAACATTGTTAATGCATTCCAATGCTTCATAGTTCTCATACCTTTAGAATACCAAGCGTGAGGATTATTAGGTAATCCATAAGTACCCCTAATTAATTCTATTGCATCTTCTAGATCTGATAAGACTTGGTTTCTTTCTTTTCTTAAAGCTGCTTTTTGTGCAATGCTTTTAGCATTCTTAATACGCATATGATACTCTAACTTAATTTCAAGAAGACCAGGTGATGTCATAGATTCAGATGCATTAACATATTTATAACCTAAACCATTAGGATCTCCGTATTTACGAGTTAAAAGAATATCAGGATACACTTGTCTATAATAAGTTTTCATTAAAACATTAGCATCACTCATAATGAATCCGTGTTCTATTAATTCTTTTTGAGCTTCTGCACTTAAATTTAAATTTCTAACGTGTGTTGCTCTAGCAAATCTAGGAGTTTGAAAAATATACATTTCAATTTCATTTCCTCTTGCTGGAGTTCTTCTAACAAAAGGCATCATTGTAGATAAATCTTTAACTAATTGAGCTAAAGCTTTTTCAGTTATATGAAGACCTTGTCTGATATAATCTTCTCTAATGATTTTTTTAAATAACAAAGGATGTTTATCAATCATTTGTTTAATATAAATAGTATTAACGTAATTTTTTCTTAAACCTCCATATTTAATTTTATGAGCTAATTGTTCTTTAGATTTAATTAAACTACGTTCAATTTCCATTTTAGTATAAGTATGTTTAGTACCATTTGCCCTTGTATAAGTACCAGTTTGTTTTCCAGATTTAGACATACTCTTTGCCATACTTTCTAAAATACTTATTTTTCTAGTAAGGTGTTCTGTATGTAAACCTAAAGCTACCATTTCTTCTCCAATGGGTTTGTAAACAAATCGTTCAGTAATTCTAGCACCTAATGCTACTTCCTCTATTTCGTGACTCATATTCTGTAATCTTGCAATGCTAACTTCTTTAGCAAATTGATTATAACTTAATTTTTTAATATCGCTTGTCCATCTATTCTTCATTAGTAATCCAAGATGAGTAGTAGGAACTGTTTGTAATGTTCTTTTTAAATATCTTTCGTAAGCTTGTCTTAATAATATTTGAGCTTGAAAAACTCCTCGTTCACCTTTTCTTCTTAAAAGTTCAATAGATTGTGTACTTGCTGTATGTCCATAATCTTTTTGATTTTTTAATTGTAGTAAAGGAGTATCTAATAATTCAGTTATCATTTCTCTTGCTCGTAATGAAGTAGCTTGTAATGTTCTAAAGACTGGAGTCCAAGGCCCTTGTTCTCCTACTTTACCAAACATAGTACTTACAAATTTTTCTGCATCCTTTGCATCTTGATAGGTCATCTGTGCTTTAACATCTTTAGATACCGAAGCACCAAGACTAGAAGGAGTAATTCTTTCTTCAGGATGAATAAATTTACCATCTTCATAACCAGGTTGTTTAGGAGGTTTTTCACTATTAAATGTTTGATCTAATTTTTTAACTTTCATTTTAGTGCTATGTGGTAATGAAGTTTTAAATGAATTTAATATTGCAGGTACTCCAAAAGATAGTCCAGCAATTAATGGAACATACATATCTGGTCTTTCAGAATCTAAATATTGTTTCCCAACTTCTTCAGCAGTAAAAGCTGAACCTATTTTTGCTGTATTAGATATTCTACCAGATCTAACTAATAATTTAGCAGCAGGAGAGAATAATAATAAACCAGAAGGATCTGTTAAGAATCCCAGCATAGTACCTAATCCAGCTAATGGATTACTTCTTTCATTAGAAGATCTTTCTATTAATTTATTTAATCTAGATTTAGATTCAGCAGCACTTTTATCTTCCATAAATAAATGCATTAATTCTCCGTATGGAGCTAAGTCAGGATTGTTTAATGGATTATAATCAGGATCTGCTGGAAAAGATTCATTGTTTAAAAAGTAATCATAAGCTAATGAAAAGATATTTTCTTTATTAAATTTATCTACAAATCCAGTTCCATATAATGTGGATTCTTTTCTTTGGCTTTGGGTTTGTAGTTGGAGTTGATTAAATACAGGCCCTGTATCATTAACGAAAGGCATTATTTATCCAACCATTTTGTGTCGCTTAAATACATATTAACGCCTTCTTGTATTACTAATGACATAATTTGTTTGTTTGGCATATATGCATCTAATAACCAATTGCCTTTAGCATCTTTACCATTTTCGTGATACGCCATAACTGTAACTATATCTGCCATCATTTGTCCGTCTTTTAAATTAATAATATGATCTTTTTCCCACTTTAACATTTCTTTAAATGTTGCCATATAAGATGCAACATTTTCAGATTTATGACCTTTAGCAATAAAGTCATATAATGTAGGTTCAGAACCTAGATCAGCTAAATTAGCAAAATGAGGTTGATCCACTTTACCTTTAACTAATATAGATTTATTAGCTATATTAATTAGAGCAGCTCTTATTCCATCAGAAGGATTTTTAAATACTTCTAATCTTGATTTTTCAGCTGTATCAATTTTACCATTCCATTTATTATTACTACTCCATAAAGCTAACCAGTTATTAGTTCTAAATCCAAATGGTAATGATTTTTTATTATAATTATTTAATACCCAATCTGTAAAATCTAAATTAGCACTATAGAATGATAGTGGTACATCATTAGGAGAAGTTAATGCTGCCTTACTTGTAAAGCCTTTAGCTTCTATTAGTTCATATTTTTTTTGTGTAGATGCAATTTCAAATACAGCTTTTTGAATAGCATCTTCGTATTCAAAAACTTTACCATCTAAATCAGTTGCATTCATTACCCAACCTATTGCTTTGCTAATAGCATTAATAGTTATAGAATCATTCTCATTTAAATGCATACCCCACCATTTTAAATTTTTATTACTAGCAGCTTCCATCTCTTGCTTTTTCCATTTAGCAAAAGAAAATTGAGAATATGTTTTTTCATTAATATCATCAGTCCATAAGTTAGAGATAGAAGGTAATGTAGCTTCCCAATTACCTACTGTAAATGCAAAGTTCCCTAATTTCTCAAATGCTTCATAAGTAAAATTTTCAACTCCTTTTGACATAGGAATAAAATCTTTTATATTATTAATTAATGTTTCTGCCTGTTCCATAGCTTTGTGTTTTTTTAAATTTTCATATGTAAATGGTATATTTTCTTTATCTAATCTAAAGTTAGAAGTAAAAAGTCTATAGTTAGTAGAATCAGCTAATCCATTTAAATTATACATATTACCATCATCATCTCTGATTAATAATTTAATAGCAGGTTTACCATCTGCTCCTGGAGTATTTTCATCTATAGTAACTTGAATACCATTAGTAAATTTTCTATTTCTTATAATTTTGCTAGGTTTTACATCTCCAAAGATTTCAATATATTCAGCTTTGTTATTATTATATAAAGTAGTAATGATATGTTCAGCATCATAAGCCATTATAGTTTTAGATGTTTTGCTATTAACATCGTGTATTTTAGATATATCTAAACTCCAAGTATTATTTTTAATTTTTAAATTTTTAGTTTGTTCATTTAGATTATTGATTTCAGCTAAATTATTTTTATATTCTTTAGAATCTTTATCTAATGTTAAATTGTCATATTGTAATTCCACTAATTGATCTGATATATTTTTAGCATCTGAAGTTAAAAATTTATTAGATTCATAAGTAGTGTCATTAACTTCGTAATTAGCAAATGTAGCAATGGCTTTATCCATAGCAGCAGCTGCTAATTTTTGTCCTTCTTTAGAATTTATATCTGTAGTAGAATCAGATATCATTAAGTATTCGTGTTTCCATTGTTTTAAAATTAATTGTCTTTTTTCTTCGCTAATATAAGTTTGTCCTACATATGGAGTTATACCTTGAACCATTCCTGCAAAAGGAAGCCAACTTAATTCTGTTCCAAACCATCCATTCTCAAGAATAGCTTTGACTCCATCAGGAGCTTCTTCAAATGTGTGAACTCTATTTGCCCAATATTTTTGAATATGATCTTTATCTGATAATTGACCTGCCCAAGTATACATAGCGTCACTTATCTGTAAATATGATTCAGTTACCCAATCTCTTTTAACATTCCAACTATTTAATTTATTATATAATGTTTTATCAAAAACAGTAAATGTACCATCTCTAACTAGAGTAGCAGTTTCTTTATCTCCTAATATAGGTTCTAAATTAATAGTTGTTCCTTGATTTAATTGATCATTAAGTACTGCTTCTCTTTTTTCATAAGTTACTCCATCTTTCCCGTGAAATTTTTCTATGGCTATTGCTATTTCATTATTTGATCCTGATCTAATAATACCTTTAGCATATGCCCAATCATAAAATTCATTTCCTTCTATTTGTTTAAAATCAAATGATGGATTAATAGATTTAATATAATTATATATACCCATATTCATTTTAACTTCGTTTATCCCTTCTGGATTTTTAGGACTTATATGAGAAAGATCTCTAAAACGATTTGCTAATACGTTAGGTAATACATTAAATTTTGCAGTATAATTTAGTAACTTGCCCCATTCTGTATTTTCAACATTTAAATCATTAATACTAGCTAGTGTATCTTCTATTGAAGTGCTCTTAATATCTAAAGTATCTATAATACCTTTTAAGATAAATTTTTTATCATCTTCATCTTTGGGTAAAATGAAACTTTTCTTTTCTAAAATAGGTATTAGGTAATCATTTACTAGATTAACATTCTTAAGAAAGGTTGCATAATTTTTAGCATTTCTTAATGTTTTAGTAGACTCGTGATTAAAGAAATAATCTTCTTTAGAATTTTCTGAATTAACATTAAATACTCCTGCATTCATAGCTAGATGAATATGGTTAGCACTATTTAATGTTAGAACTTCTTGATTATCCCAAGCTAATTTTTTAGCATTACCATTATTATTAGATTCTGCATTAGCAGTAAGTTCTTTATTTTTACTAACAACATATTCGCTAGTTAATTTTTGAGCATAATTAATAATCTCTGTTCTAAGATTTTTATCTTTAGTTAATTCATAAACATTAAGTGTCATTGATTGATTACCATTGACACCAAACATTTTTTCTAATCTTTCATTTTGATAACCATTTTGATAATTAATATAATCATTAATATATCTCATCTTTTCACCATCACTCATTAATTGATAAATGGCTGATACTCTTTTCTTCTCTATTTCAATTAAAATATTTTTTATTCTTGCGTCATTTTGTAATTCGGTAAATTGTTGATAGCCTCTATGCTTCATATAGCTTAAAGTCTTTTCATAAGGCCCAACCATTAATCCAATTTCTTGTTCTACTAAAGAATTTATTTTAGTTAGTGTTACATTAGCGTCTTCATTTACTATTGCGGGATTAGAAGTAATGGAATTAATTGCCATATCTAATTTATTTAATTTAATTTCAAGTGCTCTTTCAGATGTATTCCAAGTTTCATTATCATCGTGCATCCATTTCATATTCATTATTTTGGATACATAAGTAGCTTGGTGCGTTGCACCTTCCTGCATCATAACTGGTTGTAAAAATTTAGGAGTTTCTTCTAATTTAGTTTTAAGCCATTTATCTGTAATAGATTTAAATGCTGCTGAATCCATAGGATAATCTCTATCCACTTCATCAAATTTCTTTTTAAGATCTACTGTAAATTTAGAAAAATAAAGAGCTTGTGTTTGTTCGTTTTTAACTTTAGCAAAAAAGTCAAATGCTTTTGTAACATCATTTTTTGCATAAGCTAAAGCGGAACTTCCAAATGCTTTATCAGATTTTAAATTTCTAGCATTAGCTGCTGAAGAAACATTAACTGAAGGTGTTGTTTTTTTTAAAGTCATATTATCCGTATCCTGTATCTTGTTCGTGTTCTTTCCAATCAAAGTTGTAATCAACATTTCCTGTTGTTGATTTTTTAGAATAGTGTTTGTATTTGCCATAGCCACTACTAAGATCAGCAAAAATAGACAAATAACCACCAAATACTTTATTCTTTGTTTTAAGATTACTAACATATCTTTTGTTTTGAAGTACTCCCACAGCATATGTAGTATTTAAACTCACTATTCTTTTATCGAGTGCTGTGATTCTATCTTGATCTTCATTGACTGCTAGAAAATGTCTTGAAGAATCTAGATAACCATTTGATACCGCATATACTAAATTTTCATTCTTTTGTTTTTGTCCTGCTTCTGTAATTAAATTTTTTTCAATATCTCCTTCTAATACAGTTCGTTTCTCATCTAGACTTAATTGATATTCATAAGCTTTCTGTTCTGCTTTAGCAGTTTGAATATCACCATAAGTTGCAGCTGCTGAAAAAACAGCACTTGCTATCATCAACTCTGGCCCACCAGCTTTAGCTATTGGGCCAATATAATTATAAGAATCTTCTTCTATAATATTATTATCTATATCGTAAACTATCTTATTATAAATCTTCATACGAATATTACCTCTACTGCCATTCCCAAAAGTTTCATAGGTAAAGGATCATCCTGGGAAATTGTTATTGTTGGATTTCTATCATAACCTAAAAAATAAAATTCTTTTTTTGAAGTCACAGGTACAAGATCAGCACCAATAGTATCTGATACTTGTTGTACTACTAAAGATTTAGCAGAAGTATCTGAAGCTTTAACTGTCATATCTAATGTTGTATTAATATCTATAATAGCTTTAGAGATTCGTCTAGGTAAACCTGTTAATGGCCCTTCAGGTAATTCTTTATCAATAGGCATTGTTTCTACAGAAGGAATATAATTAAATCCTATTTTTATTCCTGTAGCTCTAGCTCCTACTGATGTTGTTAAAGTAATAGTATTAGATCCTGAAACTACATAAGCTCCTAATGAACTATAACCTTCCACAACATTAACTGTTTCAGTTTGATATATAGCATTTACAGTATGTAAAAATCCTTTAGTAAAAGTTATAGCAGCTCCATCAGCTGGAGTAGCTGCTAAAGTTTTATTAAGTATTAATGTATATTGTCCTCCAGTATCATCCGTTAAAGAAGAAATAGTATATTCAGTTGCATTTCCTGCAATGGTAAATTGTTCATTCACTACAGGAGCAGATGTTAATCCATCAATTATTAATGTTGTTCCTGTTTGTGCAGCTCCATCAACAAGAGGAGTTCCTCTTTGATTTAATGTAGAAAGAGTTTCACAATCTAATGTTGTTGTATCTTCGTCTGCAAATTTTTCTAATGTATAAACTGTACTTGAATTAAGAGTTCGTTTTACACAAGCAATTAAATTTTCATTTAAAGCAATAATGGATTGATATCTATCACCACTTCTTGTAAACCATTTACTCCAACCTGCTATTTTTTCATCTCTAATAGAATGAAAAACAGAAAGTTGACCAGGAATTGTTGATCCATTATTAATAAAGAAAGCATACTGTTCAGGTCTAGTATTATTACCTTTCATTATAGCAATTTGTTTTGGTGAATCTACTAAATGTTGTGCAAGAACAGATACAGATGCAGATTTATATCCACCTTCTATATCTGAATAAATAAATTCTCTAATTGATTTACCATTCTTTTGAACATATCCTGCTGCTTGATCAAACATTTGTGGAGCTGTTCTACCAATACCATATGGTGTTTGTTTTTCAATTGAAACATTAGAAGGTGAAACAGTATTATCAGATGCAGGAGGTACAAAGTATTCTCCACCATCAGTAAAAATTAATAATTCTTTTCCAGATAACATATGTCTTACTTCATTAACTTGATCACCTGCAATATCTAAATCAATTGCATCATTAGCACCACCATCATCTACATCAAAATTTGTATATTCAGAAGTTTTAGATGCCATAACAGCAGCAGGTCTAGATAAAACTCCACCTAACCAAAGTCTATTATGGTGAAAAGTTACTGCTTGAGGATAACCTCTTAAAGAAGATATTGTTTGTTCATCCCATTCAGTAGTAGCTGTTGTATTAGTTAAGGTTTCATTACAAGTGGCTGTAACTTGAGTAGCACTTGTATAACCTGTAATGGTCATTGTTTTATAATTCGCACCTGCAGCATCAGATTTTCTTATTTTAAGTCCTATCCAATCGGAAGTAAAAGTATCAGCACTTGCTGTAACTGTAACAGATCCTGTAGTGCCAGATGTTCCAATCGTAGTAGTAGTATCAGCATATTTATAATAAGGTTGATAAATTGGATATCCAGAAGAATGAGCATCAAAAGCAAAAGTAAGAACTGTAAAAACTGTTGCTGAAGATCTAAATATTTTTCTAATAGCATTATTTCTATGAGTTACAAATACAGTATCTCCGAATTGAGCAAAGTTTAATTGAAATAATTGAGCAGTAGTCCAATTACAATTTGTTGTATAATTAGATGTTAGGACTGTTCCAGCTACATTATAAACATCCATTCTTCCATTTGATAAAGCTATGATAGCTACTTCATCATCAGAAAATATAAAAGGAATTAATCTACATTCCGCAGGTAATGTAGCCAAGTAAGTTGTACCTGGTCTTCTCATTAATCCACCTTCAGCTAATAAGGCAAAATTACGACAAGATTTTGCACCTTGAAAATATGAGCTAACATCTGTTCGAGTAGCTAATAAAGGATTAAGTTCTCCTGAAGAAAAATTAGTAATTACTGATCTTATACTTCGTGTCATTATACATCTGTTCTTGTAGATCTTCTAAG